GTGAGTTGGATCTCACAGGCGATGCTTCACTACATCGTGATGTACTTCAACTTGCCCATCGTAGTGCTGAGATGGCTAGATTGCCTTACTGGCGATTTATTTCTGATGCAGTATTGCGAAAAGAATTAATGGATTTTCAAGGATTGGTGATTAAAACAACAGCCAAGCCCTTTTCAAAACCTAAACTTTCTGTCACATTGCGGCAAGCACAACAATTGCTTAATAACAACATAAGCACTCTCCAACTTAAGATTGATGCAGTGAATACTGTGGTCAATTCTAAACGACGACAAGAAACACTTGGTGTCTACTTTTCTGGAGAAGCAGGACACGGTAAATCCACATTGTGTACAACAATGATGAATGATATATGCAAAGTCATGTCTTACAAACCAGGCTTGTATAATCTTAATACTGTCCGATCAGATGGATACTATGAACCCTATGGTTGTCAAGATTTTGCAACTTTGCATGAATTTATGGCAACTAGATGTGATGACCCAAATATTGATAGAATCAATGGGATCATTTCCTCTGATGCTTTTAATCTGGAATCGGCACACTTGGAAGGTAAAAACCAACCTGCCATGTTTAAGCTTGTATTCCTTACTGCTAATGGAATTAACCCAAATCTTATCCCCAAGATGACCGCTGGAGCAATTCAAGGTTTTTGGGATAGGATAATCCGATATGAAATGCATGATCCAAATTATGAAGGACGAACAGCACCTAATTTGCATAGGAAACCTGATCTTTCTCATCTTAATTTTTGGAAAGTTACAAGTCGCACTGCCACCAACAATAAGGAAGTTAATGCTAGCAAGCAAGAGACTAACTATCAACAAATGGTGAGAGAAATATGCATTATACTTGCACAACGCGAATTGGCTTTCATAAAGGAACATGGTACAAATGATTTGCTCTTAAATGAACAAGCATCTGTTACAGAAATGGAAGCACGTAAACAGCAATTGGGCCGGATTATATCTGGAAGAATCGCGAATAGCGATGAAGGCCAGGTGTTTAAAGTCATACGTTTCCAGGGACCACCTAAAACTGGAAAAACTAAGTTGGCTAATCAATTGATTCGTTACATCACTAGCACTTATTTACATCTTAAGAGCTATGAAGTGAAAGGTAAAAATAAATTTGACAACCCACCTACTAGACCCGGAATATACCTTATTGACGACAAATTGGAACAAACTTCTGAATCCTTGAAAGAATATCTTGATTGGATTAATGAAGGACATCCTGATAATT